CCCCACTGTAAGCAGCATTTTTGATACTTTGCTTGCTGTTGCACTCATTTTTCATCCTCCTAAGGGTAAAAAAAATAGAGCCTTGTGGCTCTGTGATTTGTTTTGTTGATGTTTTATTTATCGGTCGTAAAGTTTCAACGTGATTATTCCGTGATACCATCCTGACTCATCTCGAATTATTGTTTGTGAGTCTTCCTCGAACCACTCAGATGGCACGGCGGCGACAATGAGATCGATTATCTCAAGGACTTCCTTTGAGCCGAGGTACTGACTCCAGATGTGCAGATCAAAGTACATTTCTCGCTCTGATTCGTTAAGAATGCGCCCTCTGAGGGCCTGTGAGAATTGAATTTGAATGTACGGCGAAGCGACATCTTCTGGCACAAAGTCATAAATCTTTGCCTTTGCTTTAAGATCGGCATTGTTATTAAGCAGCGTATAAACAGACTGAAATGCTGTTTTATAGCCCATTCCGCTCACCTCCGAGCTTCGCCGTCATCATGTCGGTTAAAGCCTTTCCTGTTTCATCTTCGTGAAGCCGTGCAGTCGGGTAAAAAAAGGCTCTTGCGCTCATGTGCCTAGTGCCAAATTCAACGTATGGCGCATAATAAGCCTTACCGCCGCCCATCTGTACGCTTGCAAGTAGTGCTTTTCTGGCAAGTTTCGCTTTGATGGACTTCTTCAGCGTCCCATCATTAACAGGACAACGTGTTTTAATATGGTCACGAACAACCTTCGCCTGGCTGTTAAGGATATTTCGCGCCTCGTCTTGTATCTCTTTCGATGCCTTGCGGAGTTCTTTAACTATCTCGTCATGCCCTTTGACTTTGACAGTTATCACTTGTCCACCACCACGCAATCAAAATCGATCCATTCGTGACCGTCAGGGCGAACACCTTTAACCGTGAGTATCCAGTTACGCCAAGTCGCCTTGTCGTTAATGTCGATTCCGAGCGTTGTTGTGTTTTGGCGCACCCTGACCACGTGAGAGCGATATTCCGCATCTGCGCCGCCGACCACACCATCACGAGTAGACGGCACGGTGACGAACGCCCACTCCGTGCAGATGTCCTTATCCGTGGACGTAACGCCGCCCATGCCGTCATCAGTAGTTTCGATTCGAGTAAATGTGACCTTATCCCTGAGCTGTCCGATATTTGTTATTTTCTGGCTCATACCGGCCAGCTCCGATACAGATCAAGCAGCCTTATTGCTCCGAGAGGCATTTCAACCGCCGTATTACCGATCACAACCGTTTCCCGATGCTCATAAAGATGTCCCAAAAACATCAACATGGCGGCTTTTTCAAGCTCAGAGATTGTGAAATAATCGGTTCCAGCGACAGCTTCAGCGGATCGGGCAACAAGAAGCCTATTCTCGTGCCGTTCAGCAAATTCACGCGCTGCTGTAATGAGATGTCCAATCAATGTGTCTTCAGCATTGTCATCCACGCGGAGATACAGCTTTGCATCAGTCAAAGAGATAGGCTCAGTGATGGTAAATTCTGCCATTTATCTCACTCCTAACTCAGACACACGCCCTCGATCACAATTTCGAATGTGCCCGTTGTTAAAGCGCCTCCTGCACCAACAGTTAGTTTCAACCGCTCCCCAGAGGTTGCGATTGGGACACATTGTGCAAAGCCATCGGCATATTCGAGCGCGACTCCTGCCGTTGTTGCAGCCTCCGCAAGCGGATAAATCGTTTTACTGGCGTTGACATCGTCTTCACTCCATACGACAAGGCCGCTGGTTTCCCCTTCAAGGTCAAAATCAACTCCGTCCGTATATCCGTTGCTTGCTGCTTTTATGTACCGGACTGAGACGATCCGTCCGTTGATCTGAGGGGTATATACAACAGCGTCACCGCTGGAGTCGGTGACAGGTGTAAGTGTTATTCGTTCAAACCTAGCCATTTTAATTACCGCCTATGACGCGGCGATAATGCCGACGCCCTTTGCTGCCGCTATGAGTGCATTTATAGCTGTGTTTGTGGCGTTGATTGCGGCGATTATTTCAGCCTCGTCGTCGAGATCCCCGGTTGTGTAATTGACCTTAAGCGCGGCTATCGTGAGCGCCTGTGTCCCTGCTGCGGTTATTTTTCCTCCGGAAGCGATATTTATCTCTCCGCCGGACTCCACTTCAAGGATCCCGCCGTCTTTAATAACAACAGTGCCGCCATCAGCCACAATTAGCTGATCTGCGCCCTGTGGTTGATAAATTTTTGCGTTATAGCTCATCTTTTAACCTCCTTCATAATAAAAAAAGGAGGAGCATTAAGCCCCTCCTTTAAGTAGTTTTGTCTGGTTATTTTGCCTATCTCTGAGGCTTCAGATACGCCTCACCCTGGACGACATAAGCCGACATGGCGGTTCCTGTTGCGTGAGTGCCGGAGAAGTCGGCAAGCAGCTTAAGATATTTCGCGCTTCCGATATATCCCAGCACGTCAATTGTCGCAGCGGCATGAGCAGCGATCAGCGACTTAATGATTCCGCCTGTTCCGACCGTTGCGCCCACAACTTCACCGTCTGCCACTGCGGCGTAGCTTTCGCCATCATCCGATGCGGTCAGTTTGAATTCAACTTTGTTTGTCGCGTCAAAGGTGATTCCGCCGGCGCCAATGTCAAGGATGATGGTTGCGTCCTTTGCGTTGTCTATCTGAATCGCCGCAGGAGTGTTGTCTGTTTCATAGACATCTGCGGGAAGCAGAGCGGCAACAATAAGATCTTTACTTTTATCGATCATTGTCTTTTACCTCCTATGCCGCGAATTTGAGGAACTTCAGAGCTTCTGTATCCTTCGCGAATCCGCCTACACGCTTTGTCGTGTAGAAACCGACATACGGCTTGTGGGTGAAGGGATCCCTGAGCATTCTCATGCCCATTCTGTCGCAGATCGTGTATGCCTTAGAGAAGTCGCCAAACGCCAGAGAAAGCGATCCGGTTGCAAGCGCAGGAACATCGTCATTAATGATGACAGGATATCCAAGCAGCATCGCAGGGATGCCCTTCTGAACGCTCGGCTCCCAGAGGTAGTTTCCTTCGCCGTCTTTAACCTTCCTAATAAGGGTTCTGACGGAGCGCACCATCATAAAGCTTGCGTTTGTCAGATGTCCATCTTTCAAGGTCTCGATCAGGTCGATGATGTTGTCGTAAGGATTTGCACCGAATGCACCGTTGACGCCCGTCTTAACGTATTCAAAGGTGCCGAATGCGCGGGTAGCGTCTGCGGTTGCAGCTGTCGGGTAGGTGAACAGACCTTTTGCCCTATTAAGTCCATTGCCCACCGTGAAAGCGTTGTTCTCAAGCACACGGAAGGTCTCAGATATCGCCTCTGAAAGCCAGGATTCGACATTGAAGAACATGTCATCAAGGCTTTTCTGTGTGGCTTCAGGGAACGCGTAAACTTCGCCCATAACAGCGGCTACCTTGTGGAGTTTACCCGCTGCTGTGTTTGCCCTTGCGTCAGATTCACCGACCCATCCACCGGCTTCTCCGTGCGCGTCAACAAGTTCGCTGTAGTCGTCAGTACCGATGTTGATCTGACGGCAAACCTGACGCATTGGAGTTGCACCGCGAAGCAAACTATATATTTGCGTGCTGACCACTGAAGGGACTGCATAGCCGCCATCCGTTCCCTCGGTTACGTTGACTGCCTTAGTGTCAAGCTCGGCTTTATTAAGTCCCTTACGAAGATAGCCATTAAACAGACCGTTATATTCCTTCTGTTCTCTCTCTTCGTCACTTTCTCCGCCTGCCATTCCGCCGGGGCGGTTAAGTTTTGCCTCAAGTTCGCCGCGTTTTGTCTCGGCAGCAGAAAGATCAGCCTCTATTTTCGCAAGTTTTGCCTCAAGTTCACCGCCGGAGCCGCCCTTTTTGATCTCTTCAAGGCGAGCATCGTTGGTTTTTTTGTACTCCTCAAACGCTGTTTTTATTTCTCCAATCAATTTCTTAAGTTCTTCATCCATATTAGTTACCTCCTATAGTCATTTTTAGGCTCATAAGAGCCTCTCTTATTGCTTTTTTCTCCTCGTTTTCGTCATTATCAGCGTCCCGCTGAACATCACGAATTTGAGCAATGATGCCTTTTGCTTCGTTACGCGAACATCCTGCGTCCCGCAGGAAGCCCTCTATGTCTCTAAGGGTGTTTAAGTCCTTTACATCCCCAACACGTGCCTCTGTGTTGGCAGGAAAGGTAACAAGGCTTATTTCCCAGAGATCAACCTCTTTAAGCAGCCTGATTTCATTTCTGCTGTCTTCTTTTTTCTGCCATTCCCAAACAACGGGGACATACCCAATCGACATACCAGAAATAGCCTTGGCAACAAGCAATTCATAAGCTTCTTTTGCCCTTGCAACGCCGTTTATGAGTAGCTGCCCCTCGACATAAAGCCCCTTTTCATCCTCTGCGAGAACAACCCAGACTCCGATTGGCTCATCTGAATTGTGCTGCCACAGCATGGCGGGTTTTTTTTCGGCTATTGATTTGCTAAACGCCCCTGCGACTACAATATCACCCCATAAATCTTCATTGCCAAAGACGGACGCATATCCTGAAAACGCTCCGGTTTCGGAAATTGTTTTAATTTCAAATGGAAAATTAGCTGTTTTCTTCATCGCTGGCTTCATTTTTTGGGTTATCCTCCTTTCCTGTGTCTTCGTCCTTTTCATTACTGGTCATATTCATTGGAGTCAGATATTCATCGCCGCCATCACGCGGATTCATATCTTCTTTTTCTCTGACTTCATTTGCGCTTAAGAATCCGCTGTTAATGCCGATCTGATAAGCTTTGTAGCGATTTTCCAGATTTGCTCTCAGTAGTCCCTCAACGTTGAACTTGATATATGTTGTGCCCTGTTCATTTTCTGGAATAAGCTCATTATTTAAAACACTTTCAAATAACGTTATCCATGGCAACATTGTGCGGCTGATAAAACCGCGGCTCATTGATTCAATGCCTGTTCCCCATGATGTTGTTTTTGAGTTCATTTGCAGTTCGTGAAGAGGCACACGGTATATTCTGGCGATCTCCTCATCGCTTAATTGGCGTGTCTGGATAAACTGCG